CGGTCTTGGTGAGAACGAGACCCATCGCCTTGGCAATAAGCGCGTAGACGAGGAAGAATACGAGGGCGTGGAAGAAGATGGACATTTGGTCCGTCTTGCCGTTCATAAACTTTAACTTTTTTCCGTCGGTGGTGAGAAGTACACCTGGGCTCAGTGCGACGAAGAGGGCCGCTGGGATCGCAACTTTTTGGGAAGTAAGTTCGGGTACAAAAAACATTTAATATACACGCATAAAATTTTTAGCAAAGTATGCGAAATCGTAAAAACTTGCACCCCGTATCATTTCTTCGTGGAGTCCATTCTCATGTACAATTCTCCTGATGTTTCTCCATACATGTGCGAGACGTTCTTCATACCACATAGTCTGTTCCTGGTATTCCCAGACCACTGGTCGTAGACGTGTATTATGTTCCCTAAAACAAAAGTCCACAAAGTCCCAGTATTCCCCTGTGTGTGCGATAAGAGCATCTTCCATGAGGGTCTTCGTGGTATTCCACATGTGTGTGAGTTCTTCTGAGTATTTGACTTCCCAGTCATGAATATTCAGAGGAGTGTCATCATAATCATCTTCTTCACTGGCATATGATGAATCAAAGCCAGTGGTTGCTTCATATACATATTGACTCCAAACCATTATGTATTACTTATCTTCTTTGGGGGGTTTATCCTTTATACCAGTTAATGAGAGTGATGTAGATTCTTTTGTTTTAAGTCCATCTTTAATGGCATTTAGGGCTCCTTCGACCTTTGCCTCGTCTCCGCCAAAAAAAGTTAAAAGTCCATCTTTGATGGCATCCTTATTGATACTGGATTTCCTTACAGTTTTACGAATACTAATTTTTCCTTTCCTGAGATTAATGGTATCAATACCCTGATCAATCATATGCTTCTTCACAGTCTCTTTGAGACGCTTTTCTTCCTGATTTAAAATTTTGATATCAGCTTTCGCGTCGGAAAGTTGTTTAGTTAAGTCTACAAGTTTTGAAACGTTTTCGGAGAGATCAGTAGGGACTGATGTCATTATTGGTTAAATATACAGTCTAATCTTTAAGCGCATAAGCCACGTTGCATGGTGTCTGGGACAATGGTAGAGTTGTTCCACACGAATGGCTCCTTGGGGTTGGGTGGATCCTTGCGAATCTGCTGGTTGGCATTGCGGAGATTACCACCAACAGTCTCTGGGAAACCAATTTGCTGACGGGGTTCGAGGAAGTTCTGACCCTTGAGAATGTCTTCGGGGGCAAACTGACCAAAGTCCTCCTCTGAGGCAACTTCACGGGGGAGGAGAGACGACGCAAGACCGGTACCCTTGTTCATACCACAGGCACCGTTAGCTGGAGCCGCAGATGGACCGGCGGATGGGAAGGCGGCGTACTCCTTGATAGAGTACTGAGATTTGTCCATGCAGTTGAATAACAAATACACTACAACGGCGGCGGCTACAATCATAACAAGTTGTTGCACACGAGTGTTAGTGCCCTTGATCATCTTTATTATATCATATACAAATTTTTTTTTACTGATCATCCGAATCGACAAATGCGTATCCTTCTGGGTAAGTATCCAAAATGGGATCTTCGTGAACTCGAACCTGGACAACATTCCATGAAGGTCCAAAATTTTTCTTGGCGAACCAAAGTCCGGCAAATTCGAGGATGACGTCACACACCTTCCCTGGTTGTACAGATGTAATGTCGACGACTTCCTGCTTGGAGTTATACACCTTAGTCACATCGAGGAGGTCGCCTGTGATTTCCTGACTGACGTGACTGGAGGTGTACGCTGTGGTGATTACATTCTCTGACAATTTCCGCGAGAACCAAGTCTCGCAATTATCAACAGCTGCCTCGAGATTGTGGGTGTCAACCTCAACAATTTTCTTAATATTGACATTAGAAGAGAGATCAAAAACAAACTCTCCCGATACATCCACAACCTTGACATTATTGACTTGAACGAGACATTTGCGTTTTTCATCGGTCAACGCTTTAACAAAGTAGAGACCATCTTCACCTTTTACTGGGGGATTATAGAGCATTATAAACATTTTACACTTTATTTCTTTAAACCAATGAATGGGATGGCGGCAGCTTTTGTGAGTACTTGTTTTGGAACCCATTGATTTCTTTTTGGGTTGTATCCGTAGAGTGTTTTATTAATATTTATATTTTTGGGTAAAGGTTTAGCTTTCACTGGTCGAAGTGGAAATTCGTTTTTGATATAGGTGTTATCATTAACCTGTTTCCATTTCAGAGTGTTCAGATTGAATTTTTGATTTGGTGAAGTATTTTCATACCCTGGAAAATTTTTATTGAAATGTATGGGTTTTAATCCATGAACAAAATGTTTAGACAAGCGATCTTTTTTGGGAGTTGTTGTAAAGTTCTTATATTTATATGGATCGATTTGTGCTGCTTTGTTTAACGAAAAATTCCTATATACAAAACGCGTCGATTTTTTCTTTTGAATTTTAGGTAAAATCTTTTTAATGACCTGATCCATAGTCATATTGCTAGTAATATTCTTATCAATGAGCTGGGATAATCGCACGAGACGTTGACGATCCTTTTCTTTCTTTTCTGGGCGAAGTTTAAGCTTTTGCATAAGATATATGTCTTCAATCAAAAAGTCCCTACTAGCAACAAACACATCTTTATTTACAATAAGTTTGTTTGTATTCACATTGCGATATGTGATACCTTTACGTTTAGTAAATGAAACGACATAACCAAATTCATCCGGACGCATAAATGGGACATCAAGTAAACCACCTACGTTAAAGTCTTCTGTACGACCCGATTTGGGTGAGAATGCTCGTAAAGCTAAATCGAGTGCGAACAATTCCACGTCTATAAAAATGTCACCTTTACCAGGTGCGTTTGTTTTTTGTGTTTTCTTCTTCTTAATAAGTGTGTATCGACGAGTAACATATGGACCACTTTGTTTGAAACCCAAACCCATGAATTTAAATAACTTGGGATGAATTTTTTGCATTTCCAAAATTCTATTTTTAACACGGGAGTTCAAACGTTTCGCAAGCTCACCCATCTTGTTCCATAGTATGAGTTTAATAGCTTGAAGTTTACCAAAGTACTTAGAGTCCATCTTAATTCTAGGAACGAATTTCGCATCAATATCACTTGTAACGATGCGTTTTTCATAAGGAACATACATATTATACGCTTCACCACCACTTATGATAAGATCACCCATAGGTTTCAGAATATTTGTAAGTTCACTTATTGTTTCCAATATGATGTCTCGACATGAATCTGTCACAACAGCATAAATCATTTTTTCAAATGTTTTATCTCCATGTTTACTCTGCAATCTATCCCTAAATTTTTTTAAATCTCTCTGTTCATTTCTAGTATAATATTTTTCCAACTTTGCGTCTTGGAACAAAAGATTTTCTTTGACGAATTTTTCAATGGTAGATTTAGGGTATATTTTATCGTCCATTAATATACCCTGACATAAAAATATGACTTAAAGATTTCGATTGTAAGAAAAATATAATGTCTCTCGAATCTCTTCAGACTGAAATCGCGGCTCTCCGAAACGATATCAAGACTCTAACCAAGCTTGTTCGCAAGGTTAAGAATACCCAAGAAGATCCAGATGGTGAGAAGGCTAAGAAGCGTTCTGAGAATAATGGATTTAACCGCAAGCAAGAAATTACACCTAAGTTGCGTGAATTTATGGGTCTTCCAGAAGGAGAACTCGCTTCTCGCTCGGAGGTGACCAAGTTCATTAACAAATACATCGTTGATAAGGGTCTTAAGCACCCCGATAACGGCCGTCAGATTGTACTTGACGACACACTCCGCGACCTCCTAGCTCCACCTGCCGACGTTCAGGTAACTTACCTTAACCTCCAAAAGTTCCTTTCTCCTCATTACGTGAAGAAGGCTTAAAAAAATAAAACTTACTAATAACAACAATGTTTGTTACTAAGACATATATCGAAGAACTTGTTGGTACAAAGATCAAGAACCTTGATTTGTACCAAAAAGCTTTTACTCATAAATCCGCTCTCAAGGAGTATGAAAATTTAAATGAGTCTTTTGAAACGCTTGAATTTATTGGAGACTCTGTATTGGGATTCGTCATTACAAAGTTTCTTTTTGACAAATATGAAAGTCGACAAGAGGGGTTTCTCACAAAGGCGCGAACAAAACTTGTTCGTGGCGAGACTTTAGCTCATATCGCGTCTCACCTTGGTTTACAAAAGCATATTCTTATGGATGAGAAAGGGTTGCGTAACGGATGGAATAATAATCCTAAAATTCTCGAAGATGTTTTTGAAGCTCTCATTGGAGCCATTTATATGGATTTGGGTCTTATTCACGCAAAGGAGTTTGTATTGAGAATTTTTACTAATCCACAGATTGTTGATTTGAATATCATCATGATTGACGACAACTTCAAAGATCACTTGATGAAATACTGCCAAGTTAATAACATGGAACTTCCCGAATATAGAGTTGTTGGACAATATGAAGGTCTTTTTTACATCGACGTATTTATCAATAATATGTGTATGAGTAGAGGTATAGCAAAAAATAAAAAACAAGCTGAGCAAAACGCTGCTCGTATGTTCTTTCAAGTACAAGAACAACTTAAACAATATAGTCCATAGATATTTAATATGCACCCAAATGTTAAAGCTCTCATAGAACGTGAATATGCGGCACAGAAATCTGAAGAATGGCTGTCCCTCCGCGGAAACATGTTGACAGCTTCGGATGCTGCTACAGCCATTGGTGTAAATAAATACGAAACTCCCGACGGTTTACTTCTCAAAAAGTGTGGTCTTGGTGAGAAGTTTACAGGTAATGAGGCAACGAGGCACGGTGAAAAGTACGAGGACGAGGCTCGGATCCTCTACGAAGAGCGACACGGAGAGGTGGTACACGAAATTGGTCTTTGCCCCCACCCCGTGCACAAATGGCTCGGTGGAAGCCCCGACGGTGTTTCCGAGAGTGGAAAACTTGTGGAAATAAAGTGTCCACCCCAAAGAAAAATCATCCCCGGTGAGGTCCCCGAGCACTACATGCCTCAGCTACAACTGTGTATGGAGATTTTAGACTTGGAGGAAGCAGATTTCATTCAATATAAACCTGCAGAGACCAACTGGCCCCGCCCCGAAGAGTTTGACGTCACCAACGTGAAGAGAGACAGGGAGTGGTGGAAAACATACCTCCCAGTGATGAAGGAGTTTTGGGATAGAGTCCTGTACTTTAGGGAACACCTGGATGAACTCCCTAAACCAAAGGAAAAGAAGACGCGTAAAAAGAAGGAACCCCCACCTCCACCCCCGTGTGAGATTGAACCACTTACAGATGAAGATGTTTATATCGAAGATTAAAGAGTAGCTAACTTCGTTAACATTGTTTCGAAACTGGGTATGCGATCATGATTAACACTCTTACATATTCTACCATATTTAACAAATATTTAAATAAAAATTACCTAAGTGACCCACCCATTTAAGAAATCGAACCAAAACCATGACGATTGAAGAACAATACACGCATGCTAAGAACACCCTAAATGGTCGGCTCTTCGCCCCGTACCAACGCGAAGGTGTTCTCTGGATGCTTACAATGGAACGACAGCAGTCGGGACCCAAGGGTGGGTTTCTCTGTGACGAGATGGGCCTCGGGAAGACGATACAGTTGATCGCGACGATGTTGGGTAACCCCCAAAAGCGTACACTCCTTATCGTGCCCAAGTCTATCATCACCCAGTGGGTTGAGGAGATTGCGAAGTTTGCACCGACCCTAACGGTGGGTGTTTTCGATGGACCTGGACGAAAGCTTGGGGATCACGATGTTACGATCGCACCATACTCTTTGTTGAGTGTGAAGGGTGAGAAGGCTGACGCGGTGACCCCTCTCCACAGGGTTCAATGGGATCGGGTGGTGTTGGATGAGGCTCACGAGATTCGGAATAAGTCTTCGAAGTTGTCCAAGAGTGTCTGTCGACTTCAATCTGGTATCAAGTGGATTGTCACTGGTACCCCAGTCTTTAATTCGATGGATGACTTTGTGACCCTCTGTCGGTTCCTTGGTATCGAGAAGTCCCTCGTGCAAGGGATGACCAAGAAGATCAAGGACATCTACATTCTCCGTCGCACGAAGGATGACCTGGCTAACATCAACGAACGTCTTCGTCTACCTCCTTGCTATTTTGAGAATGTTGAACTGGATATGTACCCAGATGAGAGACAGATGTACGAGTTTGTATTCAAGGAGGCTCAAGACACAATCAAGGATACCTTCAAGGCGGCAACCAGTCTCAATTACAAGAACATGGTCATTTTGGAGTGCCTCCTCCGAGCGCGGCAATGTATGATCTGGCCCCAGATGTACTTGAACGGAGTTGCGAAGAAAAATGATACTCAACCAGAGAAGTGGGTTGGGCGTTCCCACAAGATGGAGACCCTCTTCGAAATGATTAGGGGGCACCCCCAAGAGAAGACTTTGATATTCTGTCAGTTTGTGGGGGAGATGAATTACATTCAAAGTCAATTGGAGTGTCCCACATTCAGAATAGATGGGTCCGTCTCTAAAGAGGACCGAGCCACCCAGTTGACCAGATTCAAGCAGGCACCACCAGGTTCGGTCTTCATTATCCAGATCAAATGTGGTGGGCAAGGTCTCAATATTCAAGAAGCAACGAGGGTCTACATCACCGGTCCAGCATGGAACCCTGCGACGGAACTCCAAGCAATTGGTCGTTCACATAGAACGGGTCAGACCAAGCCGGTCTATGTGAAAAAGCTTGTCTATAAAGAGACGGATACTTTTTTGAGTGTCGAAGAAGAAATGATGGCTCTCCAAGGGCACAAGTCGATCGTGTGTTCGGAGGTTCTCAACGATGATCGTGTAAAAACGCAAATACCAGTAAAAAGGATTAATAGTAAAATTTCAATTTTGGACATCAAGAAAATTTTCCGTGCATAAGATAAAGATGATTGGTTCCCGAGCCGAAGTTTTTCATGGCACTGCTGACAAGACTGCTGGTGGTCTTGAAAAGAAGGATCTTAAGATGAAGGATGGTCGCATTGTTTCAAAGGCGGCGAGTGAGGCTGCGCTTCAGCGCATGAAGGATGAGGGTAAAAAGGCGATGGTGAAGGTATTCAAGCCCGTGAAGAAGGGTTTTAAACTCCAGCCCAAGCAGGGAACCGTGGCTTACAAGAAGCTCATTAAGAAAATGTAAGTGTACTATAAGAACATGTCTCTTTCCAAATGGGAGAACTCCGTTAAAATAGCCAAGTTAAAATTAGGTGTAGATCCAAACAAGTTTACCAGGGTACAGGGTAAACTTCTTAAGGAGGCTCAAAAGATATATAGTATTTTGCTTTTAAATAAAAGAGCACCAGTAATTCAATTACACATTAAATAATAAACTGAAACCCTTTCAAATTTTGTGGTTCATGAACAATGAGTTGGTAGATTTTCCACGTACAACCGAACTTCTTATTCAAGAAATACACGCTATTGAGTTCTACGATAGCCTGACCTGAATTTCTTGCATATAGTCCGTTAGTTGCTTCGTTTTTAAGTGGTATCTTTTCTGAATTATAAACGGGTGGTTTAATATTTTCATCAATGTCTGTATCAATCTTGGCGCGAAATTTAGGTTCTCTGTCTGGGGACATTTTTACATTTGAATTAAACATGGGAAGAAGTTCTTCCTTTGTCATTTTTTTTCCAAAAATAGCTTCACTTTGGGAACTCACTGATTCGATGATGATATTTTCAAGTTTTCGAACACCTTCGTAAAATTTCTTCATGTAACTATCATCTTCATCATATCCTTTTATGGCAAAATCAATGTTATACTTCGTGGGACCCACTTCGGGCGTAAAACCAGATACACCAAATGGCATATACATACGAGGAAATTGAAT